GTGGAGAAGATATAGAAGATGATGAACTAACGGTATCGTCCATGCTTATAGCCGGGCAGGTGCAGGCAGCACTAAAGGGCAACACGAACGCGTTTAACGCGCTCACAGCGCTATCGGAGCGTGATAGCGAAGCGTTAGACCAAGGGCGGTTTGAATTGCCTGCTAGAGTACTAGGAAGCGCCTTTGTTGATATAAATAGGCGCATAGTTCCGAACATAGATTATATATTTGAGGGCGGCCGAGGCGGTTTAAAATCGTCCTTTGTATCGCTAAAGATAATCGAAGAGCTAGAAAACAACCCAACAATGCACTCCTGCGTAGTTCGTAAAGTAGGTGGAACACTTAAAGATTCGGTATATGCCCAAATAAAATGGGCCATTCATGAATTAGGGCTAGACGACGAGTATCAATGCAAAACCTCGCCGTTAGAGATTAAGAAGAAGAAAACCGGACAGATTATATACTTCAGAGGTTGCGACGACCCTATGAAGCTGAAATCAATCAAGCCACCGTTTGGCTATATAGGAATCCTATGGATTGAGGAGCGTGACCAATTAAGTGGACCGGCAGAAGAACGAAACGTTAAGCAATCGGTGCTTCGTGGTGGTAATGAATCATTCTTCTTTGCGTCATATAACCCACCAAAGTCAAAACAATCGTGGGTAAATCAGCAAAAGCTAGAACCTAACGATAAAAGGGTAATACACTCCTGCAACTATACGCAGGCACCTCCGGAATGGCTAGGACAGAAGTTTATAGACGACGCGGAGCACTTAAAAGAGGTAAATCCCGAAGCCTATGAGCACGAGTATATGGGCGTGCCAAATGGCGACGGTGGTAATGTATTTGAATACTTGGAGTTGAGGGAAATAAAAGACTCCGAGATTGCACAGTTTGACCGTATATATCAAGGGGTCGATTGGGGTTGGTATCCGGATATATATGCGTTCGTGCGAGTAGCATACGAACCGGCGCAGGAGACCGTGTATATTTTCGCTGAACATACCAACAATAAAACCACGAATACGGATAACGCAGAGTGGATAAAGGGGCAGGGGTATGACGATTTTAATATAACGTGCGATTCAGCGGAAAAGAAGTCGGTAAATGACTATAGGGATTGCGGACTACCTGCTAGAGCAGCAATCAAAGGCCCGGGTTCACGCGAGTATGGGTTTAAATTCTTACAAGGCAAGAAGATAATAATAGACCAGAAGCGTTGCCCGGTTGCAGCAAAGGAATTCTCAAATTACGAGTACGAGAGAGACAAAGATGGAAATGTAGTCAGCGGATATCCGGACGGAGACGACCACACCATAGATGCCACAAGATATGCTCTCGAATCGCTATATAACAAACGCGGAAATAATGCTTAAGTAAGGAGACACGGACATGGGTATTATTCAAACAATTAGAAATTGGTGGAATCGGTTATTTGTACAGAAAGCCGAGGATGAATTTGAGGTAAGAACTATTACTTCAATGCGAATGGAACAGTTCATTCAAAGATGCATGAATATCTACGAAGGGCGGCCATATTGGTTAAACGTAGAAAAAGGCATCCGTACTATCAATATGGCACGTTCCGTATGTGAGGAAACAGCAAGGCTCACAACACTAGATATTACAATCACAATAGACGGCAGTGCTAGGGCAGAATGGTTACAGAAACAGCTCGACGCTGTATATTATCAGCTACGTGAATGGGTGGAATTAGGAGCAGAGTGCGGTACGGTTATATTTAAGCCAAATGGCGATGAGATAGAAGTGATTACTCCGGACAGATTCTTTGTAACACAAAAGAAGAATGGAAAGATAACCGGAGCTGTATTCTTTGACCAACAGCCTGCGGTAGACGGAGAGCACTATTATAACCGATTGGAATTTCATCGGTTTACAGACGATGGCCTATATGCTATCGATAACCGTGCGTATTACGCAAACAACGAGAACGAAACCGGAGAGCGCATTGACCTAGAGGATAGCCCATGGGCAGGGATAGAGCCTACAGTATATCTTGAGAACATGGAGAAACCATTGTTTGGTGTATTCAGAGCTCCCGGAGCAAATAGTATAGACAAGAATAGCCCATTAGGAATGCCAATCTACTCAAACGCTTTATATGAGCTTGAGGGATTGGACATAGCGTTTTCTAAAAACTTCCGTGAGATAAATGATAGTGAGAAGATAGTATTCCTTGACAGCGATAAGTTATCACTAGGCGGCAAGCCTGCAATGACAGCAACAGCTAAATCAAAGGCAAAGGAAGAAATGGAGCTTCCACACTATGTTCGTATAGTAGAGGGCGACGGAGCTAATACATTCTACCAAGAGGTGGTTCCTTCACTTAATACAACTATTCGTATTGAGGGCATGAACAATATGCTTTCATACATTGGATATAAGTGTGGCTATTCAAACGGATACTTCGTATTCGACGAGAAAACCGGAATGGTAACGGCTACGCAGGTAGAGGCAGACGACCGCCGCACCATTCAGCTTATTAAGGATTACCGCGATAGATTGCAGGACGCTATCGAAGGCGTTGTATATGCGCTTAATGCCTTTGCTGATTTGTATGATTTAGCACCGGTCGGGGAGTATAGCCTAGAGGACGCGTTCCACTTCCAAGACATTACATACTCGTGGGAAGAGGACAAGCTATCAACATACAATTTGGCTGTGCAGGGCCATTATCCTTGGGAGGAGTACTATGTAAGATTCTTGGGATACAGCAGAGAAGAAGCACAGACGCTACTAGCGCAGGCACAGGAAGAACAAAACGCAAAAGCGCAGGCTGAAAGTCTATTCGGTGGCCCGGGAGAGGAATAGCCTATGGCTAAAAAGGATTATAGAAAATTCTTTAAAAATTTACACGTAAATATAAAAGACCACAACATAGAGTTGAGCATAAATATAGATAACAAAAAACTATTTGGCGAGCGTCTTAATTATGCTCAAGACAAGTGGGATAGGCAGGCGTGGCACGATATACAGACGTATATGCCATTCGATAGCGGGGCGCTTATAGGAGAGACAAACGCCCTGCAGGACTTTGGCTCCGGGGAGTTGTATCTATACCCACCTAACCACGATTATGGCCACTACTTGTATGAGGGAAAGGTGTATGTCGACCCGAAAACCGGGAAAGGTTCCTTTTATACTCCTACTTACGGCCATTGGAGCCGACCGGGCGTTGGGAAGGTGCCAAGCGATAGAAATTTAAAATTCAAAAAGCATTTAGCTGTACATCATTGGGGCGAGGCAGCAACTAAATACTGCATGAAAAAATGGGCGTTGCAGGTAGAAAGGTGGCTTAATAAATGAATCCGGACTACTTAAACGAAGTCATGAAGAAAACTGAAAAGGCGCTCGCACAGCTAAATGAAAACATACTTACTAGGATAGTAAAGCGTATAGGGGATGGATTCGGGTATTACAAAGACGTTAAGTTTATACCGTCCACTATAAACGACTTCCATAAGCTACTCGATGCAGGTATGACGTATCAAGAGATTCAAAAGGCCGTTGAAGATGCACTCCCGAATATACGAGAGCAGGTAAAAAAGGCTTTTTTAGATGCTGCAGGGGATATAAACCGCGACTTGCGAAAGCCAACTATGGCCATAGCAAAGGGAGCAGGGATTGAAGTAGATATACCAAAAATTCCGTTTAATACAAAGAAGCCAAGCGACCTGCATATGACAAAGCAGGAGCGTGATACTCTTGAGGCTATATATAAGCGGACAAACGGCGAGATAGTAAATATTGCAAGGTCTACGGCCGAAAGCACACAAAAGGACTTCTTTAGGGTATGTGACGAGGCGTTCTTTAAGGCCAAAAGCGGGGTGGCTGTAAGCGATTGTATGGTGGACGCTATTAGGGATTTATCAAAGAAGGGCGTTACCACGGTAACATACGCCTCCGGGCGCTCCGATAGTATTGAGGTTGCAATAGCAAGGGCTGTCCGTACCGGAATAAATCAGCTTAACGCGGAGATAGTACTTACGCGGTGCGCGGAACTTGGCGCATGGTATGTAAAGGTGTCACAGCACGACGGAGCGCGTGTAACGAAATACCACGACTATACAAACCACTATTGGTGGCAGGGCGGTATATATAAGCTCGATTGGAAGAAATCAATACTAGCACCGTTTTATAGGCCGGACGTAGAGCAGGAAGAGTTTGAGTGGATGAACAAGGTGCGAAAGTCCAATTCTGCAAAAGCAGGAAAGGATTACCCGGACTTCATAGATAAATGCGGTTATGGAGAAATGCTAGGTATATGCGGAATTAACTGCAGACATACATTTCATATGTACAGCCCGACAAAGGCCTACAAAGAGCCCGACGAACGCGCACAGCGTAGGCAGAAAGCCAACGAAGAGGAGGCACGCAAGCGTTACTATATCACGCAGCAACAAAGGGCTATGGAGCGCGAAATACGGCAGAGAAAGCGCGAGCTGATGGGCATACAACAAATGGATATGTCGG